GCTACAGTTTTGTATGCGTCTGGGTAAACACCCAAGGATCATGGTTACGACCACCCCTAAGCCAACCAAACTTATTCGTCAGATACTCAAAGACCCTAAGACTGTAGTTACCACTGGTAGTACCTTTGATAACTCAGCTAACCTAGCTAACACATACCTCACTGCTGTTAGAGAGCAGTACGAAGGTACTAGACTAGGTAGACAAGAGCTTTACGCAGAAGTCCTAGAAGAAGCTCAAGGAGCCTTGTGGACTACAGCTATGCTAGATGACTGTTCAGTTAAACATGAGGCAGTCCCAGACCTTTCCCGTATTGTCGTTGCACTTGATCCCGCTGTTACCTCTAATGCTGAGAGTGACATGACGGGTATTATTGTCGCAGGTATTGACATTAACGGTATTGCCTACGTCCTTGGAGATTACACCGACAGACTATCACCACAAGGTTGGGCATCTAAAGCCATCCAACTGTATCACCACCACCAAGCTGACCGTATTGTAGCGGAAGTTAACCAAGGTGGTGATATGGTTAAACAGACGATACACGGTGAAGATCCTACAGTACCGTATAAGGCTGTTAGAGCATCTCGTGGTAAGTTCGCTAGGGCTGAACCTGTATCAGCACTGTATGAACGTGGTTTGGTAAAGCATGTGGCTAATCCCCCTGATGGGGCTTCGCTGAACGAACTAGAAACACAAATGAGAACATGGGAACCACTAGGGTCGATTGGCTCCCCAGATAGACTTGATGCCTGTGTATGGGCAATTACAGACCTCTCACTTAACGGATATGCGAAACCCAAACTGACCCTCGCTTACTCAAGTGCCAAGGGACTTTCACAGAAATAATAATGGAACCTATCTCATGGTTAAGAAGCTCTCAGAAGCCAAAGCTAAGGCAACCCTTGGCGTAGCTGGCGATAACACACATAACGGTCAAATCCGTGCTGATGAGTTTCTCCCTGAACTGCGTGGCAAGAAAGCCATTCGTAAGTATCGTGAGATGCGTGACAATGACAGTACCGTTGGTGCGGTTATGTATTCTGTTGAGCAAATCCTTCGTGATGTTGACTTGCACGTTAAGCCTGTTGACGACAGTGATGCAGCTAAAGCTGAGGCTGACTTCGTTAAGAGTGTTCTTGATGACATGGATCATACCCTAGATGACCACATTGCTGAAGCTCTGTCGTTTCTGTCGTATGGCTTCGGTTGGTTCGAGGTTATCTATAAGAGACGTGTTGGCCCTAACGAGCGTTCCGATAAGAAACATTCTAAATATACAGATGGTCGTATTGGTGTGCGTAAGATTGCAGCCCGTGCGCCTTGGACTATAAATAAGTTTGACGTAGATCAAAAGACTGGTGATGTTCTAGGTATTGAGCAGTCAGTCGGGCTTATGGCAAGTAAGAACTATATCCCACTTAATAAGTCCTTGTATTACCGAACTACCTCAATAAATGGTGATCCAAGTGGCCGTAGTATTCTTCGCAACGCTTATACTTCTTACGAGTACCTTAACAACTTACAGGCTATTGAAGCCATTGCCGTTGAGCGAGAACTGGCGGGTATTCCTGTCGCTCGCATTCCTGCCGAGTATCTTTCTGGTGATGCTTCTTCTGCGCAATCTGGATTCGTTAACAACTTGCAGCAAATCCTACGAGACGTTAAGTTCAACGAGCAGGGTTACATTATACTGCCATCCGACACCTACCCCGACAAAGATGGCTCTCCTACGAACCAACGTCTTGTAGATGTAGAATTGATGGCTTCTAATGGTAAACGTAACATTGACATTAACCCAATCGTTAGTCGTTACCAGCATGACATTGCTCGTTCTATGCTTTCTGAGTTTCTTCTTCTTGGTACCTCTGGGGGTTCATACGCCCTCTCCAAGTCGAAGACAGACCTGTTCCTCCGTGCGCTTGAGAGTTACATCCAAGCAATCGTAGATGTTCTCAACAAACAGTTGGTCGAGCGTCTTTGGCAGTTGAACGGTCTGAACTATGATCTGATGCCAACTATTGAAGCTGGTGATGTTGCTCCACACGACTTGCGTGAAGTTGCTGCGTTCTTGCGTAACCTTAATGGCGCTAATATTGATGTGTCCTCGCACCCAGAGGTTGTTAAAGACCTTATGGACATAGCTGACTTGGAGTATGACCCTGAAGTTGGTCGTTCTACTACAGATGAGGAAGAAGTATAATGGCAACTTTAAACAACAGAGTACTCGATAATGGACTTTCAGTCTTAGATACTGAAGCTAATCGCATTGACATTACCTCTCAAGAAGCTGCAAGCTATACAGAAGCTACTTCTACTTATACTTTAGGTAACTCATCTACCATTTCCATTGCTGCCCCCTCAGATAGGTCTGGTGGTGGTCGTGAGGTAGTTGTAGCTTCCATAGCTGATGCCTCAGTTACAGGTGACGGTACAGCCACTCACTATTCTATAGTTGACACGGTTAACTCCCGCCTTCTCGCCACAGGAGCTCTCACAGCAAGCCAAGTAGTTGCCTCTGGAAATACCTTTTCATTAGGATCGTTTACTATCGGTATCCCTGATCCTGCATAATAAAGGTTATTTAATATGACCAGCAGGATTTTACAGGAAGACAGTGGCTTAATTCTCACCCAATCAAGTGAACCCATAATAAATGACAACTTTATTGGTGCGAATGGATTTAGCACAGCTAGTCCCCAAATAGCATCAACAGCAATAACTCAGATACATGTCTTAACTTCTGTATCTATAGTCACCCAAAGTCCTGTAGTTTCATCTACAGCAATAACCCAAGAACACGACTTAACAGCATCAGGGTTTGTCACAGGTTCTCCTGTAGTCTCAGATACTACAATGACAGAAGATGAGAGTTTTGCTACCTCACCTGTCGTTACAGGTACACCAGAAGTAAACTCTACTGCAATAAGCCAAAACTACTCTCTAGTAACCGATGGCATACTTACTGGAAGACCTGACGTAGAAGATGCAACAGATCCTAACACACTCTTTGAACAGGTAGAACAGAAAATGCTTGGTGGTTGGCCTAAACGCCTATTTGAACATACAGATCTAGCAATCGCTAGAGGTTTTACTAAAGGTCACAGAGCTTTATACAAGTTTGGGTACAACCCAGATGTAAACGGAGAGGAAGAGACTGTATGGGAACAGGGTGGAGAATATGACCTACCCTGACAAGTGCAGTAACAATGTTCGTCAGTAGCTCTAGTGCAAACGATACAAATGGTGGCACAGGTGCTAACACTATCCTTATTCAGGGTCTTGATGAAGATTACAATGAGATTGAAGAGACTGTAGTTCTTAACGGTCAGACGCAAGTTGCAACTCAGTTTTACTACTTGAGGGTTTACAGGGCATTTGTTACCCTAGCTGGCTCTAGTGGAACCTCTGGTGGTACAATCTACATTGCTGCTTCAGGTGCTACTTCTGGTGTACCCACTGGTACAATTTATGCTAATCTGTCTCTAGGTAATCAAACTCAAATAGCTGCATATACAGTCCCCGCTGGACACACCCTGTACTTAGACGAGATAAACTTTACCGCTGCACTTTCTACAGCTAACAAGAGAATAAACGTAAGTTTTCATTCCCGTGATTATGGATCAAATGTATTTAGGACTAGGTTCATTAACGTACTACAAAGTAATCAGCTAATCCAATCTTTTAAGTACCCTCAAGCCTACTACGAAAAGACTGATGTAGAGTGTCGAGTATCTACAAATACAACTAACAACCCAATAGCCGCATCCTTCCAAGGTGTAATAATCAAGAACGAAACATAAGGTTATGTATAATGAAAGTTGGACAAAAAGTATCTTGGAATAGCTCTGGTGGCACTGCCCGTGGAATTATCCGTCAGGTTGTCCGTGATGGCAAAGTATCAGGTATCCCAGTTAAGATCACAGGTACAAAAGAAGAACCTGCCGCTCGTATTGAGATCATTGATGACGAAGGTAAGCCCACAGGAACAATGGTAGGACACAAATTGTCAACTCTCCGTAAAGCACAATACGCTAACGACATCTTCACAACAGAAGCTGAAGCCATCTCCCGTAGCATGGACTTAGGGCTTGAGGGTGTTACTCACGTCTCCGACTACAATGGTCAAGCTGTGTACATGCCCGGAGAGAGCCATGAGGCGTACCTAGCGTACTACGAAGGGGGTGAGCCTACCGAAGAGCCTAAAGAGCCTTCAGTGAACCGCTTAGAGGCTCTCAGGACTATCGTACAAGAGATACTAAAGACTGACTTCGCCAAGGCTGAATATCAGGGGGAGAAAGTTACCCTAAATAAGCCAAGACGTATCCAAGGCGGTAACAAGAAGTTTGAGGTATTCGTTCAGGACGGGGGTAAGGTCAAGCGAGTTACTTTCGGTGATCCCAACATGGAAATCCGACGAGACGACCCCAAAGCCCGTGCTAATTTCCGCTCCCGTCATTCGTGTGATACCAAGAAGGACAAAACAACGGCTGGTTACTGGTCATGCCGTATGTGGGAAGCTAATACATCGGTGGGTGAAATGACAAAGAATATTGAAGGTAAAATCCTAAAGACCGACGACGAACAACGTATGGTCTATGGTTGGGCATCAGTAGTAACCGAAAAGGGTGAAGCTGTAGTTGACCGCCAAGGTGATGTTATCGAAGCTGGAACACTTGTGAAAGCTGTTAATGAATTTATGGAGCATGTGCGGGTCGGCAAGGCTATGCACGTTGGGGAACAAGTTGGTGTCGTTGTACACTCGTTGCCTATTACTAAAGAAATTGGTGATGCTCTTGGTATCCAGTCTGATCGTGAAGGATGGGTTGTCGCTTACAAAGTATTCGATGATACCGTTTGGGATATGGTCAAATCTGGTGAACTCGCTGCGTTCTCTATAGGTGGACGTGCTATTAAGGAGGAAATCTAACTTGCCTAATCTCCTGAAAAACTTGCACCTTGAAGAACTTTCCCTTGTGGATCGTCCAGCCAATGCACAAGCAATGGTCTCCCTCTTCAAGCGTGACAATTCCGAAGAGGAAATTACGAAAATGAAT